ACAGCACGGCCACGGTCGCTCCGTTGATTGCAAACTGCGTGTTTGCCGGGTCTGACCAGAACCCCATCGTAGATAGCAGCACGACCGTCACGTTGGATGCGACCAACTGCTACGGCAATGTGTTTGTCCTGCCCGCGCCCGCTGGCACGCCAGACCCGATTCTGCCCGCCGCTGGCCCCCTAGAACGTGACCCAGACACGCTTGAGCCGTTTGCGTGGTCTCATCTGTGCGGGTTGGCAGCGCCAGCCGGCGTGCAGTGGGACTACTACGGCAATCCGTATCGGGCGAAGCCGGCAATCGGTGCTGTCGAGCTTTCCGATTTCTAACCCCCGTTGCGCGCGGATTAAATAATCCCCGAAGGGTCGGTGGTTGATCCCCGGCCCCTGCAGACGTCTGCACACCACGCAACTCAACCCCAGGAAACCCCATGCCCATCATCACCGGCCCCGTCGGCGAGCCCGTCACGCTCGCTGATGCAAAGCAGAATCTGCGGGTTGATCACACCGACGATGACACCCTGATCGCATCCCTCATCACAACCGCCCGTCAGCAAGCCGAGCACCGCACCGGCCGGCGCTACGGCGCGCAAACCTGGCTCCGCGCTTACGACGGCTTTCCCACCTGGTCCATCATGCTGCCCGACCCCCCGGTCACCGAAATCGTCAGCATCAAATACGACGACCCCGACGGCGTCGAGCAGACCCTGCCGCCGGAAGACTACCGCCTGCGCCTGCACAGCGAGCCTGCCGTCGTGCTCCCCGTCAAAGCCTGGCCCGCCGCAGCCTCCGACCCCGGCTCTGTGCGCATCACCTACAAATGCGGCCTCGACGCCACAGACGCCCGCTGGCAAAGCCTCCGCGCATGGATGCTCATGGCCATCGGCACCTGGTATCAGCAGCGCGAAGCCGGCAGCCCCTCGCAGACGTATGCACTCCCCCGCGAGTTTTGGGATGGTCTGCTCGATCCCCTGGTCTTTTACGGGGTGACGTCATGACCCGCATGCTCGGTGCTGGCGAGTACCGCCACCGCATCACGCTCCAGCAGGCCCAGCAGGTCCGCAACGACATCGGCGACACCGTCACTACCTGGGTGCCCACGCTCACTCGCATCGCAGCCAGCGTGCAGCCCCTGCGCGGGCGCGAAATGTTTGCCGCTGCGCAGACACAGTCCGCCGTCGATCACCGCATCACCATCCGATACCAGCGAGGCATCACCCGCGATCTGCGGATCATCTGGCACTTGTCTGAGGGTGATGTTCCCCTCGACATCATCAGCGTGATCAACACCGATGCCGCCAATGTGCAGCTTGAGCTGATGGCCGTCACCGGGGTGCGAAATGGCCTCACCTAACATCATCGTCAAGATCGACGGCCTGCAAGAGCTGCGCGACGCTCTGCGGGACTTCCCACGCAAACTCCGCAAAAAGCTGCTCGCCAAACCCCTGCGCCAGGCTGCCAACATTCTCCGCGACGAAGCCCGTGGCGGCGCCCCCGTGCTGCAAACCGCAGCGCGTCACAGGCGGCCCGGCACCATCCGGCGCAACATCGTCGTCCGCACGTCCAAGTTTTCCAGCCGTGCCGGCAACGTCGGTCTGTACGTCAGCGTCCGGCCGCTGTCCGGGTCGCGGCAAAAAAAGCTGGGCCGTGCCGGCGCCACCAACCCGAACGACCCGTACTACTGGTGGTGGCAAGAATTCGGATGGGTTGCCGGTGGCGGTCGTATCCGGGGTGGCGTGCGCCGCCGCGCCCTCGAAAAATCCCGGCGCTTACAGTCCGGCCAGGCCCGCAAGATCCCCGGCAAGCACTTCATGACCGGCGCCTACCGCAGCAAAGGGCAAACCGCCCTCGAAACGCTTGGCCGTGAGGCCGTGCTCGCCGTCCAGCAGCTCAACATCAAAGGCGCCAGCGCATGACCCCCGAAACCCTCCTCACCGCCGCTCTGTCCGCAAGCGCACCGCTTTCCGCCCTCGTCGCCGCGCGCATCTACTCCGGGGCGTTCCCCGAAAAAACGCCGTACCCAGGCATCGTGTATTCCCGCGCCGGCACTGAGTTCGTCAGCACCATCCACGGCACCATGGTGGCCGAAGACGCAGATTTTTCGGTGCAGGCCTGGGCCGCCACCCGCACCGCTGCCAACGCCGTTGCCGACGCTGCCGTGTCCGCTCTGGTCGTTGCCGGCTACATCCCCTCGAGCCGCGGCGACATCGCCGACGACGAAACCGGGCTCGAGGGCGTCGAGATCAAAGTCACCGTGCTGCGCAACTACTAAACATCCCCCTTCGCCCGGTCGCCGGGCATCACCCTCAACCCGCCTCGGCGGGTTTTTTATTTTCGGAGACCGAAAAATGGCAAAAGTTACCAAGTGGTCCAACGTCGCCGTAGCGATGCAATCGGCCCTGGCCGCGGCAAAAACCATCACCGGCATTGCCAAGGGCACCACCGCAACCGTATCCGCCACCGCCCACGGCCTGGCAAATGGCGACTACGTTGCCCTCACTGTCAACGGCATGTGGCAGGTCAATAACCGCGTGTTCCGCGTTGCAAGCGCAGCAACCGACAACTTCGTCCTCGAGGGCGAAGACACCACCGCCTTCGACACCTTCACCGACGGTACCCTGCAAAAGGTCACCTTCGGCACCAGCATCACCACCGCTACCACCGTGTCGGCCAGCGGCGGCAACTTCGGCTTCATCGACACCACCACCATCCACGGCAACCAGAAGACCCAGGTGCCCGGCCTGCCCGACGCCGCCACCTACAACATGGACCACCTGTGGGACGTCACCGATGCCGGCCTCAAGGCCATGAAAGTAGCCTCCGACTCCCAAGCCATGCGCGCCTTCAAGTTCGCCTTCGGCACCGGTGGTCAGATCATGGTCTTCCTGGGTTACGTCGGCGCCAACCTGCTGCCGGGCGGCCAAGCGCAGGACAAAGTCACCACCCCCAGCGCCATCACCATGTTTGGCTCCCCCACCTATTACGCCAGCTAAACCCACCCAATCGGGCCGCCCAGCGCGGCCCGATGAACAGGAGAACACCTAATGTCCCGCCTCGCCGAAAAGATCCGCAAGCTCCGTCAAATCACCGTGCCCATCGAAGGCAAGGACTACGCCTTTGTCGTGTCGCGCCCCACTGAGATTGATGTGCAAGAGCTACGCGCCGCTGGGGCCATCCCAGCGCGGCTGCTTGTCGAGCGCTTTGTTGTGGGCTGGGAGGGCGTCCGCGAGATGGACATCATCCCCGGCGGCGACCCGCACCCCATCGAGTTCGACCGAGAGGCCTGTGTCGAGTGGCTGTCCGACGATGTGCCTCTGCTGCAACACCTCCTCACCAAGATCCTTGAGGCATACGGAACCTGGCACGAGCAGCGTGAGGCCGCTGAAAAAAACTGATTGCGTGGATCGAGGCGCGCAGCTTGCCCTTTGATCCACCGCCTCTGCCCGACATCTCCCGCCCGTCCCTCGAAGCCTGGAACCTCATGGGCGGCGAGATCAATTGGTCTGCCCTCGACATCATCGCCGACCTGCTCGGTGTCCGTGACATCGAAACCTTCATCCGACACATCGTCGTGATCCGCGACGCCGTGCGCGATACACCGGAGTAACCCATGGCTATCGCAACCCTCTCAATCGATATTGAGGCCCGGCTGGCAAGCCTGCAGGACGGTCTGGACAAGACCATGCGCTCTGTTGATCAAAGCATGGGGCGACTCGCCGGCAGCGTCACCGCCGTTGGCGCGGCGCTGGGCGCACTGGGGGGCACCGTGCTGGCCGGTGGTCTGGTGCAGTTTTCCGCCGCCCTGGTCGAGTCCATTGATGCGCTCAACGATGCCGCCGACGCCACCGGCAGCACCGTTGAGCGCATGTCTGCCCTTGATGATTTTGCGCGGCGTACCGGCACCACCCTGGCCTCAGTAACGGACGTGGTAGGCGCGCTCAACAAGGCGCTCACCAAGGCGGGTGACGACGAAAGCAAAGGCATTGGCCAGGCCCTCAAGGCCATCAACGTGGACGCCGAAGCGCTCCGCAAGCTCGACCCCGCCGATGCCCTGAAAACCGTCGCCGATGCCCTGTCCCGGTTTGACGATGACGGCACTAAGGCGCGGCTTGTGCAAGTCATTTTTAAAGACGCCAAAACCGCCATGCCGATCCTCAAGGATCTGGCCGATCAGCAAGAGCTCGTCGGGCGCGTCACCGCGGCCCAGGCTGCCGAAGCCGAGAAAGCCGGCAAGGCCTGGGCAGCCCTCAAGGCCGAGGGCTACGACTTTGGCGTGAGCATTGCCAACAGCGTGCTTCCGTCGCTCAACAGGCTGATTGCCGAGTTCAAGGATGCGTCTGCCGAGGGCCTGACCCTGTGGCAAGTGCTTAACAACGTCGGCCGCACCAACGGCCCGCTTAATGACACCTGGACGGTCAAGGCAGCCAATGCGCGCAAAGAGCTCGCCGCACTGAAAGCAGATTCGCAAGCCCTGACGGACTGGGAAAAGCAGGCCGGATCACAAGACGATTACGCGCAGCGAATCGAAAAGCAGCAGCGATTGCTGGCGTTCTACGAACGGCGCGACAAGGCAGCTACCGACTCGATGGCCAACGCCCTGGGCTTGGAC